AATAGATGTAAATGGGGATGCATTGACATTGACACGTACCCTTTTGATCATAAAGATTTTATAAAAAAGATTAGAGATAAAGATATACCTATGATTTTGTTTAGATCAAAATCAGGTGGTGCACATGTATTTTTATTTGCAAAAGAATTTGTTGCTGCAAGTTTAATGAGAGAAAGATTAAAAAAAATTGCAAGTACATTAGGATATGCAAAAGCAGAAATATTTCCTAAACAAGATTATATTAGAGCAGATAGAGGAGACACTGGAAGTTTTTTAAATGTTCCTTATCATGGAAGTGATAAATCAGTTAGATTTGCATTTGATGATAATGGTGAAGCTTTAAAAATAGAAGAGTTCTTTAAACTATATAACAAATATTCATTAACTGAAAAAGAATTAGTTAATTTAAAAATTTCTGAAACAGACAATACAGATGATTTTTTAAAAGGTGCTCCACCATGTCTACAAACAATTTTAAAAGATGGAATGCCAGAAGGTGGAAGAAATGACATGATGTATAACATTGGTGTGTATTTAAAGAAAAGATTTCCAAATGAATGGGAAGCAAAAATGTATATTTATAATGAAAAATATATGAAACCACCTCTTAAACATACAGAAATGACTAAATCAATAGAGTCTTTAGGTAAAAAAGATTATCTTTATAAATGTAAATTAGAACCAATTGTTAGTTTTTGTAATTCTAAAGTTTGTTCTAAAAGAGAGTTTGGGGTTGGGGACAATGTTCCACCTCCAGAAATAACAGGAATAAGTAAATATCCATCAGATCCTCCCTTATATTTTGTTAATATAGATGGATTAAGTGTTGAAGTAGACGATATTACATTACATGATCCTGAGAAATTTTCAGTAGCATGTATGAATCAAATATCTAAACCAATGCTTCCATTAGGTAAAATTATATGGAGGAAACAATTAGTTAAACTATTTGAAAAGCTTCAAATGTTAGATGCTCCAGATTCATCTAAGATAGATGTTCAAATAAAAGATTTACTTGCTGACTTTATTAACAAAGCTCCAGGCAAGAAAATAGATGATTTAAAAAGAGGATTACCATTTACAGAAGATGGAATTACTTATTTTAAATTTAAAGATTTTTGGAAATACATACAAAGATCTAAATCTTGGACAATACAAAAACAAAGAACAACAAAACTATTAGATGATTTATTTAGTGCAAAAGAAAGTACAATTAAAATAGATAAAGAATCAGTTAGGGCTATGAAAATGGAAACTATTAAATTAGATAAACCAAATACTAGAGAGAATAAAATGAAGGAGCCTGCATTTAAATGAAACGAGTAATAATTCCAGGACCTCCAGGAACCGGCAAAACATATCACTTAACTAATCATTATTTAAGAAAGGAACTTGAAGAATACAAAACTCCAAGTAATAAAATTGCATACATTACATTTAGTAATGCAGCAGCTGATGAAGCTAAGAAAAGAATAGGAGCAATGTTTCCTAAATTTGATGTTAAAAAAGATTTTCCATATGTTTCTACAATGCATACATTAGGAACAAGACAATTAAACATAGATACTAGTACGCAATTATTAAAAGATGATAAATGGAATTCATTTAAAAATTTCTCACAGATATGTAAGGATATGTCTTTTGAATCTTACATAAGTGATTCTGGAGTTCCACAATATAAAAATCAACACATGAAGATTATTGAATATGCAAGAGCTAAAAATATTTCAATTGATGAAGCTGCAATACAATTAGATCTACATCACTTTGTTGATGTATGGTTAACAGAACAAATAGATGCAGATTTAAAAACATATAAAAAACAAACAGGGATGGTTGAATTCTCTGATATGATTAAACAGTTTATTAAGAAAGATAAGTGCCCTCCACTCAGCGCTGTCTTTCTTGATGAAGCACAAGATCTGAATCCTCTGCAATGGGATATGTTCTTTTACATTGAATCAAAATGTGAAAGATCTTTTATTGCAGGGGATGACGATCAAACAATATATACATTTCAAGGTGCTTCTGAAGATATATTTATGGGTTTGAAAGGTGAAATGGATCCAAGAATTGAATCAAGAAGGGTTCCAAAAGCAGTTCATAAAGTAGCGTTAAGTATCTTAGACAATATAGATAATAGAATGATTAAAGCTTGGCTACCAAGAGATGCTGAAGGAAGTGTTAGTTGGAATCAATCTATTGATAATTTAGATTTTAGTTCAGGAAACTGGATGATTTTAGCTAGAACTAATAGAATGTTATATCCAATAAGAGATTTTTTAACTTCTTTAAACCTAAGATTTGATAGTAAAATCAATGACTTATTACCAAATTCATTATTAGAAGCTTATAGAATTTGGAAGAGATTAAATGATGGTGCAACTGTTGGAGCTGAAGAAGCTAAATCAATTTATAAATATTTAACTGTCAAAGATAAATTAGTTAAATATGGTTATGGAACAGGTAAATCATTAGATGCCGTAGACTACGTTGACATTGATGATCTAATGTTAGACCACGGGTTGCTAGTGTCGGGCAGCTGGGAACATTTAAATATTGAAGATCAAAGTAAGTTATACATAAAATCATTATTAGATAATGGTGATGATTTATTTAAACCATCAAGAATTAAAGTATCCACAATACATGGTGTGAAAGGTGAAGAGTGCGACAACGTTGTATTATTCACTGATCTTGAGAAAGTAATATATGATTCAGCATTAAAAAATTCTGATCCTGAACATAGATTATTTTTTGTGGGTGTAACCAGAACAAAGGAGAATCTATATATCATGCAACCAACTGAAGAGTTTCACTACAACATAGGAGATCCAATATTATGAGCAACAAAGTTTTTTTTAAACAAGTAGGTGGATCACATTATAAAAAATATAAAATACAGCCTTCTAGATTTATCAATGAGAATAAGATACTGTTTGCTGAAGGTAATGCAATTAAATATATTTGCAGACATCAAGACAAGGGTGGTCAGCAAGATCTTTTAAAAGCAATTCATTATATACAAATGATAATAGAAAGAGATTATGCTTAACGTATTTAAAGATGAAAATTTTAATTTAGATAATCCTATTGGACTATCCAAAAGCTTTTGGTTATGGAACCCAGATTTATTAAAATTTAATAATAAAAAAGTAATAAGTTATTTATTAAAAAAAGAAAAAGAAATAATTAATAAATTTCCTGCTGGGGCAGATGGTAATACAAATTTACCTAATTCTTTAACTTCTAGATTTAGTTTTTATAATTTTTTTTCATATTTTGAAAATGGTCCAAAAGAAATAAATATTATTAATAATTTTATTAAAAAAAATATAAAAAATTTATTAGATAAATTTAATATTAATAAAATTGATGATCTACATGTTATGTGTTGGTACAATGTTTTAAGAAAAGGTGAAGAGATAGGAGAACATACTCACTTTGGCATAAAAGGTTTTTATAAATCATTTATTTCTGGGCATTTTTGTGTAAATGCATTTAACACAAGTACTTTTTATAAAAATATGTTTAATAGTTATAATATAAAAATAAAAAATGAAATAGGTCAAATAACATTATTTCCATCGCATCTTTCACATTGGTCAGATAAACATGAACATGAAGATGTTAGAATATCTATTGCTTTTGATGTATATTTTTTAAAGGACCATGTTAAGAAAGAATTTTTAGATAGAGGAGCAGCAGTGCATTTAAATTTAAAAAAATTTTAAAAATGAAAGGAAATAAAATGGCAGTATTTGATTTAGGATTATTTACAGTGTTGTGTGTATATTGTTTTTTAATTATGGTATTAGCATAAATGTTTGAAGCTCAGAAAGAATGGATTTGTCCAGAAAGTTTTCCTGATTTAAAAGGATATAAATATATTGCAATTGATTTAGAAACTAGAGATCCTGATCTTAAAGTAAGAGGATCTGGTGCAATCATGGGTAATGGAGAAATTGTAGGTATCGCTGTAGCTGTTGATGGTTGGTCTGGATATTATCCAATTGCTCATCAAGGGGGTGGTAATTTAGAAAAAGATAAAGTAATGGATTGGATTAAAGATGTATGTTCTTCTGATTCAGTAAAACTATTTCACAATGCAATGTATGACGTGTGCTGGCTTCGAGCGGCGGGGGTTCATATAAATGGACACATTGTAGATACAATGGTTATGTCATCATTAATTGATGAGAATAGATTATCTTACACATTGAATAGTATTTCATATGAATTTTTAGGAGAAGTAAAAGATGAGAAAGCTTTAATAGAAGCCGCACAATCCTGGGGAATAGATCCTAAATCTGAAATGTATAAACTTCCTGCAATGTATGTAGGTAACTATGCAGAGAAGGATGCACAATTAACATTAGAATTATTTAAAGTTTTATCACGTGAGATGCAAAAACAAAGTTTACAAAATGTATTTGATCTTGAGACACAATTATTTCCATGTTTAACTGATATGAAATTTAAAGGAGTCCGAGTCGATATAGAAAAAGCAAAACTCCTGAAACAACAGCTAACAAACCAAGAGCAAGAAATATTATTAAAAGTAAAACGAGAAACAGGGATAGAGCCTCAGATCTGGGCTGCAAGATCAATTGCCACAGTTTTTGATAAACTTGGTTTACACTACGAAAGAACTGAGAAATCACACGCACCATCCTTTACAAAGAATTTTTTACAAGAACACAAACACCCTATAGTCCAAATGATTGCGAAAGCAAGAGAAATTAATAAAGCACATACAACTTTTATAGATACAATTTTAAAGTTTACACACAAGGGAAGAATACATGCTGACATCAATCCAATTAGATCAGATCAAGGTGGAACGGTTACTGGTAGATTCTCTTATGCTAATCCTAATTTACAACAGATACCTGCAAGAAATAAAGAATTAGGTCCTATGATTAGATCTTTATTCTTACCGGAAGTAGATCATAAGTGGGGATGTTTTGATTATTCACAACAAGAACCAAGACTTGTTGTGCATTATGCAGCTACTACTGAACCAATTTGTTTTGATGAATCAGTTACAAAAATTGTAGAAGAATTTAAAAATGATTCTGTAGATTTCCATAAGACAGTTGCAATCATGGCAGGAATATCTAGAGAACAAGCTAAAACAATTAATCTAGGTTTATTCTATGGAATGGGAAAAGCTAAACTTCAAGCTGAACTTGGTTTAAATACAAAAGCTGAAGCTGAAAAATTATTTAATCAGTATCATGATAACGTTCCATTCGTAAAAGAATTAATGAATAAGACATCTCAATTTGCACAAACATCAGGATCAATTGGAACATTACTTGGACGTCGTTGTAGATTTAATAAATGGGAGCCAGCTACATTTGGTATGCATACAGCAATGTCATTTGAAGAAGCTGAAAGAACTTATGGACGTGGAAGAATTAGAAGAGCAATGACATACAAAGCATTAAATAAATTGATTCAAGGTTCAGCAGCTGATATGACTAAGAAAGCAATGTTAGATTTGTATAGAGAAGGAATTATTCCACATATACAAATTCACGATGAATTAGATATTTCTGTTATAGATGACAATCAAGCAAAGAAGATTGTAGAAATAATGGAAGGCGCCGTTACTTTGGCAATTCCCAACAAA